ACTTCGCGTTCTTCTTTCCACTGAGCGCGCTGCAGGAAGACTTTCGTAGCCTCTGCCTCACTCAAGCCATCGATATTCAATGGCTGACCGAGAACGCTGTCGTAAGCCGCGAGTTTCTGAAACTCAGGCCCCGCTTCTTTCTCGAACTCATTGCGGAAATTCGCAATGCGCGCCTGCTCTTGGATGTACTCAGCCTGCTTCCTTTGGAGGGAAAGTTCCTGAGCCTTCTGCGTGTAGTCGCGCTCATGCATCAAGCTCTTTTCGAGCTTCTTCGGGAGAACGAACTTCTCCCCTTCCATTTCGAACTCGAACGTTTCAGGAGCCTGCGGTGCGCTGCCATCGGCATCGCTCGCCGCCTCCTGTTCGGGTTCTTCTGGATTGGGCGCATCGGCCCCAGCTTCTGCCGGTTCCGGTGCGTCCGGGATCTGCGGTGCCGCAGGCGCTTTGGGCTGCTTTACAGGCGAACCAAAGAGAGCCGCGCCAACGCGATCCTCGATGCTCACTGTAGAGTCCCCTGAGGGTTGCTCTGTGCTCATCTTAACTAACTACCTTTCCACTCTCGTGGTGAGATGACACGGCGATTGCGCCGGTCTAATTCGTCCTTCGCTACTTGGCCGTTCTCGATGGCAGCGGATAGCACCGCCTCCACGTCACGCAGTAGCTGAAGTTGCAGGCGCAGCTCGTGCGCGCCCTCCCTGTCTCGGATCGGGCACTCAGCCCACAGGTCGTGAATGGCCTGCTCGACGGCTTTAAACGCGTCTCGGTAAATCGGAGACGCAAGAATCCGCGCGGCCTGGGCACCGCGTTCTAGGTCTTCGTTGAGATTCACTGTGCTGGGACTACGTGCGTCGCACGTCCGTCTTTACCGCGCACGATTTGCTTGGGGCCAGCGAGGGATGAGACACCTTCGAGGAGCTTCGCCATCATCTGTTCCTGACGCTGCTCGGACTTCTCGATCCGATCTAACAGGGCTTGGAAGGCCGTCGCTTGCTGTTTGACTTCGGCTTGCTTCGCGCCGGCTTCCACAGTCTTGGGATTAAGAGCGGCTTTAACATGTTCAATACCTACTGTTTGCTGGCCCTCAATGGCCTTAAGTTCTTTCTGCTGCTCGTGCGAGCGATCGAGCGAGTGCGCCTGCAACTGCGCGTCGGTTTCGATTTCGTAACGCTTGATCTCGTAATCGCGCTGGCTGTCGCGCTCTTTCTGATCGACATCCCACTGCTTGGCCTGAAGCGTTGCCTGTGCGCGGATCTGCTCCGCCGCTACGACCGTTACATCAGGCTGCTGCGGCGGCGGCGGCGGAGCCTGTGACGGGTCTTGCCAGAAACGCTCTGGGTTCGAGAAGTCAGACGCCTTCGTGATCTCGATCGCAGTCTCATAGACGTTGCGCGGGTTCACGATTGGCAGGCCGCCCATCATTGCCTTCTCTTGCATCATGGCGAGGTTCATAAGCCGCGCTACCTGAGCATCCTTGTTGCCAGCCGCATAGCCCACGCAGAGCTTGAAGTCGGTACGCGAACGCCAGTCGGCGGGATTCACTTCCACCCACTTGCCTCGCAGCTTGACCACTTCCTTTTTGTGGCCAGACTTCAGGATCAACTCGTGCAGGATCGAACCAGTCTCAAGCACGCCTGGCGCCATGTGGCGGGCGATTTGCTCGACACGCTGCGCGGCCATGGTGGAAAGCTGCGCGACGCCGGAGGCGGTCTTGTTGAGCGCGTTCTGGTCGGTGCCAGCGAAGTAGCGATTGACGCCTGAACGGCTTTCGCGCTTCGAATCCATGTACTCGAGCGCAGCCATCGCCTTATCAAATACGAAGGGCGTTTCGAACGGCATGATGTGCTGTCCGAAGACGGCTCCCTGCTTGCCGCGTACGATGCCACCGGGACGGCTGACCTTGAGGTCGTCCAGATTGATCATGCCCTGCGTCACGAACGTGCGCGGGTTCTGTGAGAGCTGCAGGTTGTCCAAGCCCTGCCGGATGATCACCGTGTTGATCTGCTGGAGATCCGCAACGGTATCGCCAGGGCACTGACCGACGTGACGATGCGGCAGCGGATCCGGGCACAGCACTCCAATCGGAATGCGATTCACTTCCTCGCGGTACAGCACCGTCTGCCCGACACGCACTACGTACTGGAGCTCAGAAATTCCGTCGCCGTCGTAGTCGTAACGAATCCAAATCCAACGACACTTAACGCGCCGCATGGCTGGATCTACAGGATTCGCGTCATCCCAGCGCGTCTGGCCGAACTGATCGCGCGCGACATCCTCTAGCGCATCGTTTTCGTTGTCCGTTACGTCATCAGGAACCTCATAGCCTTCTTGGCGAAGCTCTGAGATCGTCGGATAATCGTAGTATTCGAAGTACGGACAGAAACGACTAACCTGAACCGTCTTGCAGTTCTGCGAGACCTTGCAACGCTCCGGCGGAAGCGGTTCAACGCAGTAATTAGTTTCTACCTTAGATCGCCGGATCTCTACGTTGTAGAGCATCGTCGGCGGCTGCATTGCAGGCTGGCCAGTTGCAGGGTCGATGACAGGCTGCGGACCCATCGGCCCCTGCTGCATTATCGGCTGCGGTTCGTAATCTGGGTCCGGGAATTCCTCGAGACTCACGATCTCAGGTTTATCCTGCATGATGAGTGCAAGCGATTCCTGCGTCTGATTCTCGTACCGCTCGCGCTCGATCTGCCGCGCCTTCGTGGCGTAGACGTATAGATAGCCCGCCTTCGTCAGCAGCGCATCAGTTGCGGCGGTGTCGAAGATGCTGAACCAGTCGTTTTTCTGCAGCAGAACGTGATTGAGGTACTGCGATTCCTGCTTTGATCCTTCCTCATCCTCTGGGCCAATAGGCTGCGCTTCGATTACATCGTCGCCGGATGAGAAGATGCGCGCGAGCGACGGCTTGATCTGCTGAATTGTCTCGTAAACCGTGCGATCGATGATCTGAGAACGGCCTTCAGGCGCAGGCATGTTGTTCTTGCCCAGGTAGTTCTCGATGTTAGTCGAGCGCTCCTGCGACAACGTGCCATCGCCATCCGAGCCGTAGGAGTTCATCTCCTCGGCATCGATGGCGTTCACCAACGCCGTGTAATCTTCAGCCGCTTTGGCCACTTGCTATGCCTGTTTTGATTCAGTGCGGCGCTGGCGTGGCGCGGGAACCGGCTGCTCTGCCTGCTTATCGAGACTGACAATAGCGGTAAAGATCGAACTCAGAAGCTCAATTACCTGCTGCTCGTGACGAAGCATCTTGAACTTAGGACTTGCGCGCGGATCTACGGGTGCGGTCATTACACAATGCCTCTGTCGTCGTACTTGATCGGCCGGTTCCAGTCTTCGTCGGTGTCGTTCGTCATCTGATCGGCAATCAACGCCATGTATCGAAAGCCGTCCGAGCCATGCGATTGGTCGTCGTGCACCGGAATCGTTGCCTGGCCATCGGGCTTGATGTGCCGTCGATAGCGACCGAGCCTGTTCAGGAGCTCAGTCGCGTTCGTGCTGTCAATGTGGACACGCGGGAACACTTCGCGGGTCTTCCTAATGCCTTGCTCAATGTGGATGTTGGGCACAATCTGCACTGTCCACCCGAGGTTTTGAAACTGCTCCTGAGCAGTCGCACCGATAGGGTTACTCGCCGCCGTGAGCGTAGTAGCGCGCGCATCGTGCGGTAGGAACACCGTGCCATAGTTCAACTTCAGGTCTTTAAGTTCCTGCGAGTAGCTAGGGATATTGCGCTTCCTGTCCTCGATGTAGCGAATGACGCGCACTTCCGAAGCCAAGCGCTGCACAAGGATTAACGACATGTAGTCGTTGAACCCTAAGTCCGCCACTACGTGAACCTTCAACATGGGGTCGTATGGGACAGCGTGATAGCGCCCCTGCGACCGCAAAGCAGATACTTCCTTATAGTAGATAGCGCCCTCTACGGCGGGCATGCACTGCCCTTCGTAGATGTGCGCGTACTTCTCCGGGTCGTCGCGCTTCATCGCCTCGCGTTCGCTATCGAGCGCGTCGGACTTCCAAGGATTGTCGTACCAGTTGATCTGGACGACTACCGCGTCATCGCGATCCTTGGTGCAGAACATCTGGTACACGGGATCTGTGTCCATGGCTGGATTGAAGCTCGCCCACACCTCGCTACCAGGCTTGCGAATCGTTGGTGTCAATACGTCCCAGCTACCCTGCGAAACTGAGTGAGCCTCCTCGACCCATGCGTAGTCGATGCCCTCAAAGGATTTCAGCGAATCCTTTGTCTGCAGCGACAGGCCGGAGAACACAAATGACGTGCCGTTAGCGCCTCGGATCTCCTCGCGCGTCGCGGTGTAGAAGTCAGATAAATCGAGTCGCTTGATCTGGTCTAGCAACAGCGTGTAGACCGAATCCTTCAACGACTTCTGCACCTCGCGAAAGCATCCGACCCTGATCGGTCGTGATGCGCCTTCGAGTAGCAGTAGCTGCGCAATCGTCCACGACTTGCCGCTGTCTCGACCGCCCTTGGCGATCTTGAAGCGCTTCGGTTTTAGGAACGGGCCGAACTTATACGGAATCGGGTATTCGACAACTGGCAGCGGACTAACTGCGTTCATACAACATGCGCAGCGCGGCTTTTATCTCCTTCTCAACCGCTCGCAGCTCTTCGAGCGTCATGTGAGGCGCTTGCGCACGCACTGCTTCGAGCAGCGCGAACAACTCCTGCATTAAGAAACCCGGATCTTCACCGCGCTCGCCGTGCGATAGAGGCCACCGACTGGGACCACTGGGCTTAACGCAGCAGCAGCCGCATCATCAGCCGCAGCCGGGACTAGGGCGATCGGAAGCGCAATGATGGTTGCCGTGGTTCCAGAACGAGTGACGGAAAGCACGTCCACGCCAGCAGCGCCAGCATCTGTTCGCGTGCGAATCGTCAGCACACCACCAGATACGTTGATGTCCCACAGGCCCGCGTTAGTCGCAGCACCAGCCTCATAAAGCGTGATGTTGTTGCCGGCAGTGGCATCGACGCGTTGGTCTGGTCTTGAACTCGGCATTGACAATCCTCCAATTACGACAGCAGCAACACGTCTTCGTCGTCTTCATCCGCTAGCCGCTGCTTCTCAAGCAGCAGGCGTAGCTCCATTTCCATCGAGGCTTTGGCGTATAGCCGCTCAATATCTGCAATCAGTGGGGCAGTGGCTTCGCGCAGTTCAGGCGCGACCGATATGGCCGGCGTCTTGAGAGCAACAGCAGGAACATCGGCGCGCTTCTTAAGCCGCCGCTCAACGCTCGTCGCCTTCACTTCCGCCTGGCGCTCTGCAATCGCCCGAGCTCGTTGCAGTAGCGATACCGCCTCGGCTTCGCTTGCTACTGGGAAGTCTTGGCCGTCAATTGCTACGTAGTAGCGCCTGCGTCGGCTTGAGCCTGCCGGCGTGACGGTAGGAGTGTCATCAGGCGGCTGTTCCGGTGGGCTTTGCGTCCACACGGCTTTCCAGACTGGGCTCCACACCTCGGCCCAGTTAACGCCAATCGCCATTTACTTAGACGCCGAACTCGGTCCCGACCTGACCATCACCTGTGATTGCCACGTCGTTGATTCGCTGAACGTTGGCGTCTAGCACGCCAGCCACGGTGAATGTCAGGCTGTCAGTCTTCGCCTTGATCGCCGCTACTTCGGTATCGATATATCCAGCGACGGTCGCGAGATTCGCAGCAGTCGCAAGCGCCGCATCGCTGATCGCGGTGTCCGCCTCGGCATTCACATCGAGCTTGGCCTGTGCTCCTAGTGAGCCGATGGAGCCGGTGACGTTGCCGCCAACGTTGCCAGTGACGCTAGCAACAGCGCTAGCTGCAACAGCGGTTCCGATCGATGTCTTCATAGTCGCCGTGAAGTCACCAGCAGTCGGTGCATTCGTCAGGTTCGTAACCGTCGTGATCGTTCCGGCAGTGATGTTAGTCGTGCTAGCAATGGTTGCGGGGACAGTCACCCCAGCGCCAGCCGTCACCGTCTGCGTCTTGATGGTGTTGACATCGACCTTCTGGGTGACCGCGATGGTCGTGCCGCTAAGGTCAAGCGTGGTAGTCGGCGAGCCGACGTTCGCCCAGTCCACACCAGCCTCGCCGCCAGCACTTACATCAAGCGCGCGGCCAGCGGTTGTCGGCTTAAGCGCCGAGTTCTTACGCAAAGTGAACGACCCAACTACAGACCCCGTGACACTAACGCTGTCAACGGTGCCAGTCGTGATCACGATGTCGAAGAAGCTGCCGGCAGCGTAGAACGTGCCATCAGCCGATGTGTCGATCGCGAAATGATTGAGGCCGGTAACCGAGTCGAAGTCCGCTGTCAGCGTGACGCCAGTCGTTGACTGCGTGGCGCTGTTGTCCTTGTAGACCGACAGCGCAGGTGTGCCGGCAAGCGTGAACGTCGCGCCCGTAGAGGGCCGATAGGTCGTAAACTTGCCGTATACAACGGCTGATGTGTCGAAGTCGCCGAGGTGCGCCATTAGTTGATCAGCGGCCTAGCGACCGTTCCTCCAATTCCAGAAAGCGGGTTGATGACAATGCCACCACCGCCAGCCAACTCCTTGAACGCCGCAATGATGATTCCGCCCTGGCTAGCGCCAGTCTCGGTGAACTGCGCGGTGTACGCAGTCGAGCCGTCAGCGGTCACTGCCTTCCATGCCAGGCATGCCGTCCAGAATGTGCTGCCGTCAGTCTCGTTGGCGGCAGCGAGGATCGTGAATCCCTGCGACTCGGCATGCGTTGCAGGGTTGGACCCGCTATTGCCGCCGAAGGCTGCGACCAGGAGATAGTTTCCCGCTGCTGGCGTAATCGACACCGCATTGCCGTATGGGCTCGAGGTATCGGTGCCGCCGTTACTCGAGGCTACTACGCTCGACAGCGCACCTCCCGTGATCTCTGCCATCACATTGGTGATGGGCTGCGCTGTGGTCGTTGCGGCTGTCGTCGTATGTGTCGCGCCGCCCGCAGCATTCGGGAAGTGATACATCCGCAGCTTGGCTGCGTTCGTCGTATCAACGGTCTGTTCAGTGGAGACCTGAACGTATGGCGTGTTCGATTTGTTGTCGGTGTATGAGCTGAACGTGCCCTGAAACACCATCGCGCCGACGATGATCGATCCAGTTGCCTGCGTCGTAACGCCTGTCGTGGCAATGCTCGACGCGCTAGCCGTGCGCCCTTTTGAGCTCACGCCAACAGCAATTGACACGAGCTATCGCCTAATTAACTTCAACGGTTGCCGAAGTTCTCAGTGGCCCACCAGCAATTACAGTTGTGAGCCTGTACCGCCGAGTAACGCCGCCAACCTCGGGCGGAATAAACCCGCCACTGCGTGAGAACGCAACCTCGTTGCCTTTGAAGAACGAGATACCGCCTTGGTTCTCAGACTTTCCCGCTTCGATCCATGTCGTGCCGCCATCAAGCGATACTTCTGGCGTGATAGTCAACGTAGTCGAAGTGTTTGGCCAGATCGTCGGCGTTGCCGTTGTACATCGCTGGATGCTGAAGTCGATAGACGTGACGTCAGAGGCAACATCGATTGGGCCGAAGTTGCGCGTGCCGTTGGCGTAGTTGTTGAGCGGCAGGACCTGAACGGATGCCATCCTAGTTATCACCGGCATTGCGTAGCGCCCTGAACGCCCACCAGAGGCGAATCGCCGTCAACCATTGGCCGAACCATGCGGTCATTGCGCCTCTCGGAATTGGGGTGTGGAAACGAAAAACCCCGCACTAGGCGGGGCATTTCGTCGTATTTGCAGGTCGGAGTTACGTGGCTGGCGCAGTGTTTCGACACCTCGCCCAGCTCACACCGTTGGTTATACCAGAAGTGGAATTATTTGCAACATCTGTCAGACAAAGCCGTCGCAATGGGGTCAGCGGGGATGATTCGAAGCGGGCGCGGAAGTAGTACAGGGCGGAATTCCACCGGACGTAGAGCGTGTCCTTGTGGACGTGCAGCTTCCTGGCCAGCGCCTCACGCGGCATGGGCGTGCGGTACCAGAGCTCGGTCAGCTCTCGAGTGCGTGGCGGTGAGCGGAGAATCAATTGGTCTACGACGATTGCCATCTGATCGTCGAGCACAGGCACCTTGGCCTTGGGTAGGTCGGCCCAGGGCATGTCGGTGAGCCCGTCACCTACCGATACGGCCCAGCGTTGCAGCACGCGGTCGGTGCCGGCGAGTTCGATGGGGATTAGGTAGCTGCTCATGCTGCTCTCCGGTTGTAGTCATAGGAGAGCAGCCGCTCTGCGCGCTTGACTGCCTTGAACATGATTTCCGACCTGCGGCAGTTGCCGTGTGTGAGGAAGTCCTGCATCTGGAAGTTGAACCACCAGTTAGTGCGCATGAACGTCGGCTGTCCGCCCTGGCGCCAGCAGACATCAAGAGCTTGGGTAAACAGCTCTTCGGTTACCTCGTCGCTCATGGCCGCCTCCTTTTCAGCCCGCTGGAGCCTCCGTCGCCATCCGGCTTCGGCGCTTGTGCCTTAAAGAACGCAGAACACTCCGCCGCGAACCTAGCCATTACCGAATTGGATAAGGCTTTCTGCTGCGCAATCTCCTCCTCGAGAATTCGGCATATGTGCATGATCGCAGTCCACGATTCTTCGGCGGTGTTGGGTCTAATAGCTAATGCAGCGATGGTCTGCAGTTTTTCTATATGGTTCACGCCCCCTCCCCGTCGCCATCCGGCTTCACCAGGCTGATGACGCCTCTGAGTTGCAGAGCCCCGCCATCAGGCCCCGATATCTCCGACGCCTGCACAGCCTTGCCGTCGATGCGGTCGCCGAACTCCCGGAAGAACGCAATGTCCTTGGTCGTCACCATCTCCCTGACGAACTCCCAGGCCATGTTGTCGATGCCCTTGTTCACCTCGAGCGACACGGCGCGCTCAGGCCATGCGTCAACGGCCCGCTCGACCGCCTTGGCCCAGCGTCTGCCCTTAGCCGCGTTGTGATTACCGAATGGAGCGCCCATAGACAAATCCCTGTAGATAGTTAACTCAAAGGTTAATTACGATTTTGATACGTACGTGAGCCAATGGTTGCAGCTCATCGGCTCGTGCCTCTCAATGGGCAGACCAGTGTTTCGCTAATCGGGTGAGTCATCCGCAGCAGCCTCGGGAGGGGGTGGAAGGTGGGCTAGCTACCCCCTCACAGGGGGTCATACCGGTCAAAGACTCGCTACTCCCATATGTATTACGTACATGGTGTATGTACACATCACACACACCCCTATGATCCATATGAGGTAGTTGCGAGAAGTGTTGATTTGATTGGACTTTCTGGTAACTCATATGGACCCTCACATGGGGTTGAAATGCACACGGGTCAAACTAGTGACCCTTGTGAGTTCTGTAGCTTTTCGTACACATTCCTTCGGTTCTTGCCGCGACCAACGATCTTTTTCCGACCCCATCCCTGTGTAATTAGGGCCCGTATGACCTGATGGGCTATGCGCCCTGCACGCTCCACGTACTCAGGTTTGTCGGGCTCGAGATGGCAGGCATGAATTAGGATTTCCTTCACCTCGATCTCGCGCGTTCCATGGGTCTCTATCCGGTCTAGATAGACAGCGACTTCACGCTCAAGCTCGCTGACTACTACGCGGTCTTCTTGTTCGTCAGCCGCCAGCCGTTGCTCATCGGTGTCGAGGTGCCACGGCTCATGATTCATGAAGGCTTGATAGGCCTCAGCCCACATTTGATCGCGGTCACGCTCCAGGTATTCGATGTCGATATCGCCGCATGCCACAGGCCAGAAGCGGCGATTGCCAGTGCGGTCGGTAAGGTAGGCCGACTCATTCGTTGACCCGATAAACACGCACTGACGTGGAACGCTTATGCGGTAGCGCCCATACGGTGGCCGGTAATTGTCATGCGTGCGAGATAGGTACGCCTTCACGGCTTCGTTCTCAGCCTTGCGAACGGCGGCGAGTTCAGCGAGCTCAACGACCCACACTCCTGCGAGCTGGATAGCTGCGTCCGTGGTGTGGATGTCTGGCAAACGGTCAGCGAACCACTCAGCCTTCACGGATAGCGCTCGCGCCGTGCGGCTCTTGCCGGCGCCTTGCAGGCCCTCGAGCACGAGCGCGTGGTCAGCCTGGCAGCCAGGACGCATGACACGCGCAACGGCGCTTATCAGCCAACGCCGGCCCACGGCTCCCAAATATTCTTCCGTGCCCTTGGCTCCCATGTAACGCACGAGCCATGTGCTGATGCGCGGCACGCCATCCCACACGAGCGCCTTAAGGTAGTCATGTACGGGGTGGAATTCAGCATCCTTCGCAACGGCTTCCACGCATCGACTAATGGACGGCGCAGATCGGATCTGAATGCCCTCGCGCTGCATCCACTGCATGAGCGCCGTATCGTCACGGTCACTCCACTGAGATCCTGGCGACACCTCGCGCCACGGCGGGCTACGTGTGATCTCGAGCCGATTGCTAAACGCGTTGTAGCGCACGAGCCCAGCGATAGCTGGCGCATTGCGTAGCGCGATGTCCACGTTCGCCTCGTCCGGCAACGGCTTGCCCTTGTCTGTGTTCCGCAGACGGGCGCGCCACGGCAGCTCTCTGACGTTGTCTACTGCCATCACTCGCACGCCCTCAGGGCCGACGTAATCTTCACGACCGCCTCGGCACAGCGCTCGCAGTCCTGCGCACTGACGCGCCGCCCTTCAGCGATGTCGGATGCCACCAGCGCAACCAATTGGGTCTCGCGCATCACGGTCTTCATTGCGTCCTGTCTGGCGTGCCAGTGATTGGGCTTCGCTGGCCCGCGCTGCGACGTTGGCGCGCGGTACTCCTTCGGGAATAGATCGCCAGGACGCATCCCGACCTTCTTAATGATGTCGAGCGCTCCACAGCCGGCGAAGCATTTGATGAGCACGGTTCCGTCTGACGTCTCGCGCACGGACATCGTCTGGCTGTTGGCCTTGGACTCGTGGCACGGGCACACAGCACGCCAACGACCAGGGGCGGACTGATGCACGCGCTCAACGCGGGAAAGGAAGTCGATGATGGCGCTCATTTCTCGTTCGCCTCGGTGTCGCCCGCATACTTTCCGAATCTGCGGTCGGTCATAGGCGCGGCAGTGTCTGGCGGAAGCGCTAGCCGATATTCATGAATCGACCAGAAGACCTTGTGCACAACATCTGGCTTGAGCGAGCCGCTGAGGATGAGGCCCATGGCGGTAGACAGAACGAACGCGCATCGGCCTTTGAGGTCAAAATCGTGGATCTTGAGATCGCACGCGCCGGTTGTGAAGTACCAGTCATCGGAGTGGCCAAGCTCATCAGGCCATGCGACTAGCTCGGCCTGTCCTTTATTAGGCGCATCGATGATGAATGAGATGTCTGGCGTGTAGCAGATCATCCATTTGCGGATGCTCCAGTGCGCCACATCGTCTTGCTTTATCCCTTCGGGCTTAACACGCGTGGTGCGGCAGTTTTTTGCATGCATGCGATTGTGGAGAGGCTTCTCCGTTTTGATCGCAATCTTCTCCGCTTCCGATGCGGCTGCTGCAGTTGAGAACTTCTCCACGGCCACTCTCGCAATGCTGTCGTACCACCCTGACGTAGAGCGGTGCTGCGCAAGGCGGCCGATGGCGCTGAGAGAAATGCCGACATAGAGCAACGCTCCAAATCGGTCGTAATGCCTGTATAAATCGCAGCTCATTTCTTCCTCGTC